CATACTTTAGGTATGCTGAATCTATACCTTTAGATAAATCAGAAGGGGCATTGAAAGATATACAAGAGTTACTTGGTATAGAAACATCCAATCTTCATTCATCATCCACTAATGATATTGCATCAAATGATATACTTGAAGCATTTAAAAAAGATTCTAATTCAGCAGTAGAAATTGTTAATCTTAATCTGGGTGAGAATGGTCGTGTTTCATCTCCTACAGCTTTCAATGATACATTAACTACTGGTGATGATACCTTGTTCGCAGGGTCACCCTGGCTTTTAGAGGTCGATACATATTGGCCACAGAAACTTCATGCTTAATTAATAATGTCTGATCCAAAAGTATTTGCTACTAGTGTTGAACTTAAATCTTGTCTTATATTAGGCAACAATAAAAGTAAGCCATTTGATGCTACAGATGGTGTATTGAGATTTGATTATTTTGAGAACATAGAAGCACCTACTGTTTTTGGGTCATTGCAGATAGGTGAAGAGTCTATGAATAGTATGATATCTGATATACCTTTGCAAGGTGGTGAACAAGTAGAAATTAAATTAAAGACAAAAGTAGATGAGAAGGAGCATACGTATCAGTTTGTAGTTTATAAGATATATTCTAGGTATCTTACTGATAGATTTCAGACATATACATTAGGTTTAGTATCACATGAAGCATTAGCAAATGAGATGGCAATGGTTGGTACTATTCAAGAAGGATTACCTAGTCAGATAGTTCTTAAATTATTGAAAGATAATCTAAAAACAAAGAAAAAGGTGATGGTTGATAAAGCAGTTAATAAGATAAAGTTCCAACCAGGTAAGAAGACACCATTTAGTATCATAGAGACATTAAAGATGAAAACTATTTGTGAGCAAGGTAATAGTATCCAGAATCAACGTAATGTTAATTCACCATCATCAAAAAAGATAGAAGTTCAGACTGGTGGTATTGGTGCTGCTAATGCTGGACAATACAAAAAAATGACGGGAACTGCTGGTTACTTATTCTGGGAGAATAAAGAAGGATATAATTTCAGATCAATGGATAAATTGTATGATACAAAGTCTGACCTTCCTACTGAAAAAGATACTGACCCAAAGGTAAAGAATAAACCTGTTGCTACATATAAGCAACTGAATACCCAACTTGCTGAAGACCCACGGCTTGTTATATCTCATGTAGAATTTGAAAAAGAGATTGATTTGTTAGATAAGTTGAGGCATGGTGCTTATTCATCTGTCATTTGTTACTATAATTTTAGCACAGGATCTTATGAAGAGTATGCATACTCATTAGATGAACAGTTTAAAGAGATGGATCATTTGGGACCACAAGATGGAGTGCCAGCAGCACAAAAAATGTTTTCTGAATATCCTACTAGAATAATGTCAGTATTATTAGATCACGAGACATGGAATGCTGGTGAAGGGGTAGGATCACCAGAGAAAAAAGATGGTGCTAAAAAGATTGATAATGAATTATGGGATTATCAGAAGTTTTTCACATCACAGTCTATAGCAAGATTTAATTCATTTAATAATCAACAGTTGCAAATAAAAGTGCCAGGTAATCCTTCATTGAAGGTGGGTGATCTTGTTGATGTTAAAATTATGAATCAGGCATCAACTAAACAAACATCTGGACAGGAATGGGATAAAGAGCATAGTGGTAAGTATCTTATTTCAAAATTAAATCATGCTTTTGTACCTAAAAAATCAATGACAGAAACATTTCTTACTTTAATACGAGATGTGTATGGAGATGAGATAACAAAGGTTGAAATTGGTTAATAAATATATCAGATAGTATTCAATATGGATCAAGTACTCTCATCATTATATCCTACAAATCAGATTGGTTCTGATGGTATGTCTTGGTGGATTGGTCAAATCGAATCACCAAAGGGATATGATGATAAAGACGAAGATCATGGTGGTGATCCAAAAAGAGCAGGTAGGTATCGTGTAAGAATAGTTGGTGTTCATTTACAATCAGGTGATATTACACCTACAACTGATTTGCCATGGGCACATGTGATGATGCCAGCAACACATCCATACTCTGATGGTGGTGTATCTGGTTCTTCTGCTAATTATGATTTGGGTAACTGGGTTATTGGATTCTTCCTTGATTCAGCAAAGCAGCAACCTATTATAATGGGTTCTATTGGTCATATTCCTGGTTCTACTACAGTTTTAAATTATGATCCTAACCCAGATAATAAAAATAAGAAAGGTTATGAATTTACTACATTTAGATCAAAAGAAGTTAATCCAAGTCAAAATGATGCAGTAGATGAGCAGGGTGGTACAAGGGAGGATGGTACTTCTACAAACAGTGGTATCGCTAATGCGAACGCAAATAGAAAAAATGGATCAACTGCTACTTTAGCAGCATTGCGTGGATTTCAATGTGAAACAAACCCAATAGGAGGAGAGGTTTGTGTAGAAATTGCTGACCCTACCTGTGGTTCAGAGAGTAATTTTGATAAAAGTGTAGGTAATATTATAGGTGATTTGTTAGCAGCAAACCAACGATCTGGTGGACAGTTGGGTAGTTATTATGTGAGTAAGGTTAATGGTTATCTTTATGATAAGATAGGCATTGCCAGATATCATATAGGTCGAGTGACACGTCTCGTAAGAGCACTTATGGGTAGGATGCAATCCGAAATGATTGCTGGTATCAGAAAGGGAGTAGAGGCTTTAGTTAATGCAGTTCTTGGAATTAATACTGCGAAGGATGCTAAAGAAAAGGTACCAGTAGATCCTAAAAATGATCATAAGGGTGTTAAGAAGGAAGGTAATCTTCTTAAGAGAATCAAGAAGGTTATTGATAAGATCCTACAATCGTTGGGATGTGCTATGGAGGATGCTATTACTAGGTTAGTCTCATGGTTGACTAATATGCTATTCAATATGATTATGGAAGCATTTTCACCTGCTGCTTGCCTTATTCAAAACCTTGTAGATGGTATTGTTAATAAGATCATATCTGTTATTGATGGTCTTATTTCAAAGGTTATGGGACCATTGCAGAGTATTTTGTCTATTGTGGGGGGTGGTCTAGACATAGTATCTTCTGCTTTAAACAAGATAATGTCTTTCCTTGGTATTAATTGTGGTGGACCTAATAGTAAGTGTTCTAAAAAGACAAAGACTTGTAGTGATTGTGGTAGTGATGAGGATAAAGATGATTGGTTGGATAATTTATTAGATAATATTGAAGGTGGTGATACTGGAGAGAGATTTACATGTGATGAGGCTAAAGATTATCCAGATGATAAACCTACCGATATTGTATTTGTTGGTGGTATTCCAGAGTATCCTGTACCAATAGACGATGATTCTACTCCTGATGGTGACAATGATGATGGTACTAATCCTTTCTTCCCAGATGATGATATAGATCCAGGAGATGACGATGATGACGATGATGACGACGACGATGATGATACCATTGATGATATTATCGATCCTATTATCTTTCCTGATGACGACGACGATGACGACGATGATGATGAGTATGATCCAGTACCTTTAGATGAGACTGGAACTCCTTTCTATGAGATAACTGTAGATTCTCCAACTGTAGTTAATGGTGATACTGTAGTATATACTGTACATACAGGACATGTACCAGCAGGTGCTATACTACAGTATACATTGTCAGGTCCAGATACATTTACTGATGATGATGTTGTTGGAGAACTTGTAGGTACATTTGAAGTCTTATTAGATAGAACAGAGACTACTACAGCATATGATGATGATGGTAATGCAACATCTGTTGATGTTCCTATAGGTAAAACAACATTCTCTGTGACATTTTCTGATGATATACAAATATCAACAGCACAACAACGTGTATTATGTACAGTACAACAGATAACAAAGGACAATGATAACTCTACACCACTTACTGATGATAATGGTGTTGTCATTCCTAGTATTGATCATGATGAAGTAGATACATTAGTACTTTCTAATCTTGAGGAAATATTATATCCAGATGATGAATTTGATAAAACTCCAGTTCCTACCTATCAGATTGTTGCAGATAAAGAGAAGTACAATGAGGGAGAAGATATAACATTTACTATCACTACTTCTAATGTTGACGATAATACTAAAGTTGATTATACAATATATGGTGACATTGAACAGGCAGATCTTATTGGTGATATGACTGGTACTCTTACTATTAAAGATAATAGTGCCAAGTTAATAATTGGTATTGCTGAAGATATAGAGG